CGGGCTGGTGGCTGGTGGTATCTTCGGGCTGATGGTAGTAAGTCTCGCGCTGTTTGGAAGGATCAACCCTTTTAGGGTGTAATGTAATAAGTGAGGGCCAGCCCATGACAGACTGACCCTCACATAAATACCGGTAATTAGGCTACCGGCTCTCTCATTCTACGGGATAGCCGGAAGAATGGAGAACAATGAGCCACAATATAAACACTGATATACGGTTCAGCATCATCCCTGAGTGGGTATTAGATGCGGACATATCAGACAGGGCCGTCAGGCTTTATTCGATACTTGCTAGGTATGCGGATAACGAAACGCTGCAGGCTTTTCCTTCTCGGGACACTCTTGCTAAGCGAGCTTTCTGCAACTCTAAAGCTGTGACTAAAGCGATTGATGAACTGGTCACTATTGGTGCTGTTATCAAGCAACACAGGAAGCAAGGGGACAGCTTCCAAAGTAACCTTTACACACTCAGAAGGGTAGGGCCAATTGTGACCCCACCTAGGGTCAATCCTGACCTGGGGGTAGGGTCAGATTTGACCCCACCTAGGGTCTCAGATGACTCACTAACTATAACCACTGAACTAGAACCACTTAACGATATAAAACAGCATTTTGATTCTTTCTGGGATATATACCCTAGGAAGCTTGGTAAGGGTGAAGCCAAGGGAGCATTTATCAAAGCTGTTACAAAGTTTGGTCATGAGGTGATTATGGATGGTGTCAGAAAACTAGCTTCAGACCCTAACTTGCCACCGGTGCAGTATGTGCCTAGAGCTGCAACATGGTTGAATCAAGAGCGCTGGGATGATGAACCTTATACTGCTGTTGATCCTGCTTCTATCCCTGGTGTTTCGCGTGGTATTGCTCCCAAGTCTCCTTATGTTGGGGAGCCTCGGGATTGGGTGCGGGATATGCATGACCTTGGGGAGCATTGGGAGTGCCGGCCTGGAGAGTTCGGGTGCAAGTAATGAAGCCTGAAGAGCGTACCGCCTACTTCCTACAGCAGTTGAGGATAGGTGACCAGTGGGCTGAGTTTGTTGCCGAGCAGATTCGGGAGGTAGGTAAGTACGGTTACGCCACACCCACCAAGATTGCGGGGTCTGAGGAAGAGATCCAGGACTTCACTGAGAATGAGAAGGACATTCTGCTTTCTAAGGATCGGACTCTTGAGGTGAAAAGCCGTAGCTTCCACTTCACCAGTGTCACTGATTACCCTTATGACACTGCTTTTGTGGATACGGTTGAGGGGTGGCTGGCTAAGAAGGGTCACCCGGTGGCGGTTGCTGTGGTGTCTCAGAAGACTGGGTGTGTTGTGGTGGTGCCTGTGTCCACTTGTGGGTTGTGGTCTAGGCGGCGCGTGTTTGATTCTAAGAGGGGGTTTGAGGTGGATGTGTTTGAGTGTCCTAGGTCAGCGTTGCGCAGTTTTGAGGAGTTTCTGGCATGGTTGTGATTGATGAGAACTTTTGGGCTGATGAGCTTGGTATTGATTTGGGTTTGCTTGCACGGGAGCACCCGAGTCACCCTGATCAGCTCCGCATGAAACGAGTCATCACCCGGAATGCTGAAACCTATTGGGCTAGGGAAAGATTCCTGGCACGCCTTGAAACTAAAGCTGTGGTGAAACCGGTTGAGGCCACGCCTGAGCCTATGAAGAAACCTCGGGTGAAACGCGCTAAAGTAAACAGCTATGAGTTCACTGATCGCCAACTTGAGATTGCTAGGGCTGCACTAAATGCCCGTGATTCATTGTGAGCGTTGCGGTTTTGAGTGGGAGCTCAATTCTTCTCGGCAGAAAACGATCCTGTGCGGGTCTTGTCGGGCTAAGAAAGTGCAGACAGTCCACACCAAGAAGGGCAAGTGCTTACCTTGGCACGGTAATTTTCTTGCGGATGACATTACACCGTGTGATGATGAGGGCAACCCGGTGATGCCGGGTGTCAGGCGTTGTGCCCATAATGATTGTACGAACCCAAGCCATATAGAAAGGGAAACGAAATGGTAAAGAATGAGGCTCTGATTGAGTTGACTGGCTGGTTGAACGATGTAAAAGAGTTTGACTGGGGTACAGCTTTGAAAGTGTCAGTGGATGTTCGAAAGAAGAATCATCAGGGTGATTGGGAGACGGTTGATAAGACTGTTTACGATGTGACTACTGATGGGCGTACTGCTTTGGAGGGTGTGAAGCAGGTCACTATCAAGGGCCGGATTTCGGGCACTAACGTGTTCCAAAAGCGTGACGGATCTAACGGGTTCAGCATTAAGGTTCGGGCAGAGTCTGTCACCCCAGCTTCTGACAAGGTCAATGAGGCAGCGATCATGGAGGTTTGGCCTACAGCGGTCATGGGTGCTCCGATCAGTGAGAGTGCGCCTTTCTGATGCGTTGGTCTGGTTTCATCATTCTGAGCGGGATGGGGGTGCTGTACGCGCTCCTGTCTCGTTCTGCTGATGGGTTGCTTGCAGGGTTCGGTTATGCATCGGCTGCACTGTTGTTTCTGCTTGCAATCATGAATGTTGTGATGCCACACAAGTAGACTGGTTAGGTGAGCCTAACTTTCGAAGTGTTTGGTAGACCAGCACCTCAGGGTTCCAAGCGCTTCATAGGGCACTCACCTAAGCAGGGTGGCAGGTTTATTGAGGCTAGCAAGTATCTTCCAGCTTGGCGCAAGGCGGTCACTGAGGCCGCTTCAGATGCTGTCCTGCGTGACATGGTTTCTAGGATTGATGGGCCGGTAGAACTTGAGGTGATTTTCTTCCTGGAGAGACCAGCAACGATCAGTGTGAAGCAGAGGCCGTGGCCTATCAAGCCTCCTGACATTGACAAACTGGTCAGGGGTGTCTGTGATGCTGTAACTGATGCCGGTGTTTGGGGTGATGACGGTCAGGTTGTGAAGTTGACAGCTTGGAAGAGTTATGCCGACACGCGAGAACCTGGCGCATGGGTGAAAATAAGCCCAATTTCTGAACCTTTAGGACTAGACTTGACCTAGTCTCAATGAAAGGTGGAATGTTTCATGCTTGAGGATTTTCAACCAGTAGCCAAAGTGTTTCCTTGCGCGGTGAGGACCATGTGGGAAGGTCTTGAACCGAACGATCAGACTATCTTTGTGAACGCTTTGCAAGACTTTGACGCTTGGTCTAACAAGGGTTTAGAGCGGGCTTTGAAAGCACGCGGTCTGAGCATCACTGAAACACCTATTCGGAAGCACCGGTTGAGAAGGTGCTCTTGTCCTGTAGGGTGGCCCAATGCTTGAGGAATTAGAACCAGCACGCAAAGTGCATGCACCTAAAGACTTTAGGCCCGGCCTAGACTTTGACGGCAATGAGGGCACAGCTACCACTGAGGGTTTACCTGAGGCACCGAACTTTGATGAGTTCCTTGCTGAGCGTGGTTACTCCCCTGATGAGTATGAGATTGTTGGTACACCTCGCACTTCTCAGTGGCAACGGTGGGATGGGCAGTGGTTGACGGCGTACCGGTTTCACTTCCGGCGCAAGGTTACAGGCTTTGATTTGCCAACTTTGTACGCTCAGGCGAAGAAGACTGCACCTAAACCGGTGAAGAAACGCAAGAACCAGCGCACCTATGTTATTTGCCCTGCAGACTTTCAGATTGGCAAGAGCGGTTCTCGCGGAGGCCATGAGGAATCCATCCAACGCATCCACGCTTCCTACGCTCGCATTGAAGAGAAGCTGAAAACCGGAAACTATGACCACATTGTGATCCTAGACATGGGCGATATTGTGGAGGGCATAAGCAATAAAGCAGACATGGAGCAAGTCATCATGTCAACGCTGTCACCTATGCAACAGACCGATGTGGCCGCAGCTCTCATCTGGGATCTCATCAAGATTGCTACCAAGTATGCTCCGGTCACTTACGGGTCAGTGGCATCTAATCATTGCCAGTACCGGGTGCAGAAGCAACATGTGGGCAGGCCCGGTGTGGATGACTGGGGCATTGTTATTCTGCAACAGATCCGCAGGCTTGCAACCGAGGTGGGTTTGCCGGTGGAACGCTGGCTGGTCCCACAACATCATGATGAGGGTTTCGCTTTCGATGTGTTCGGGGATGGCTCACACGTTCTAGGCGCTATTCACGGGCACCAGGTTTCCCGCCCTGATGCTTTCCAAAGCTTCTGGACTAAAGCAGTATTCAATGACAGCTACCTTGCCGCCTCAACGCTGATGGTCACCGGTCACTTCCATCATCACCGGGTCGAACAGTTCTCAGGAACCCAGGGCCGGGAACGCTGGTGGGTGCAAGCGAGCACCATGGATAACGGTTCCGACTGGTTCACTCGGATCAACGGTGGCGGAGGCGATTCAACAACCGCTGTCACCTGTTTCGAACTTGTGAAGGGTGAACCTTTCCGGGGAAAGATTGACTTGCTGTGACCGAAGAGAACGACTTTGAGCGGGTGATTAGGTCAACTTATTCTTCTGACCTTCCACCGGTTGAGATTGTCACAGATAAGTTCCGCTGTGTGGCTCAAAACTTTTTTAGCCTTCCTGTCGCTTTGTTGATGGAGTTGAAGGCAGCGCAGGTTCGGGAGGATGGTTCAGACCTTCTGCTCCTCTTTGATGCTGCAGAGATTGCCTTTGAAGAGGATGACTTTGAGAAGATGAAGGACTTGAGCATCCGAGACTTCCTGAATGTTATTTATGCGTGGGTGAACTTTGATAGGGCTTTGGGGTAGGTAATGAACTGGGATGAGCTGTCTGGGCTCCACCAAGGTGAGACTGTATGGGTGTTAGGGTCAGGGCCATCACTGAACTTCCTCACAGCGGAGTTCTTCGCTGATAAGGTCACAGTTTCCACTAATCACAGCGCCAAAGTGTTAGGCCACAAAGCTGACTATGCTTTCACCCATTATCATCGGGTTGCTAAACATTTACTTGCAGACACTGGCTGTGTGGTGACGATTGATAAAGATACGGAATCAGGCGGTCAGTGGGCAGACACTCAGGATGAAAGACTTGTGCTGGCACCTACGCCTCACCCGCAACCACCGGGAGCCGGATGGAATCCGATAACATCTCACAGACCTAAACCAGGCCAAGTGGTTTACGGTTCCTCCAGCATCCATGGGGCAATGCACTTAGCAGCACATCTTGGAGCTCACTTCATCATGATGGTCGGCGCTGACTGCGGAACGATTGACGGCCAGCACAGGGTCACGGGTTACCCTGAAGGCGCAAAACTATGGGACCTGTATAACACACACCATAAGCTGATGAAGGATTACCTTGAGAAAGAGTACCCGGTGAAAATTCACTCACTCAATCCATTCATCAACCTGAACCTGGAAGGCCACACCTTTCAAGGAGTGTCATGATCCCTAACCTGATTGTCCCAGTGCTCAACCGGTACGACCTACTGCAGAGAATGCTTGACAGCATTGATTACCCGGTGAAACACCTGCTCATCATTGACAACGGATCAACACAGGTGGAGGAAGACCAACAGCTCAACATCCCAGAGACCGTAGACAACACAACCTACCTGCCTATGCCATCGAACCTTGGTGTAGCAGCGTCATGGAATCTCGGCATCAAACTCTTCCCCATGGATAACCGGTGGACGTTCGCAAGCAACGACATGTGGTTTCACCCTGGACAGCTCGCAAAGCTAGAACAGGCACAACCTGATGAGCTCACCCTAGTAGCTGACTTCCCCTACTTCCACACCTTCGCTGTAGGTGAAGACGTAGTGCAACGCATAGGCCTATTCGATGAAGCGTTCTTCCCCGCCTACTTTGAAGACTCCGACTACATTGCCAGATGCGAATACCACGGAATCCCCATCACACACCTAGACCTAAAGACAGGGCATGACAACTCCTCAACCATCAAGTCATCAAGCACCATGAGATTCCGAAACAACACCACCTTCCAAAACAATCAACGCTGGTATGACATGAAGCAACGCAACGGTGACCACACACAAGGAGGATGGTCACTCAACATCCGAAGAGAGAACGACTGGTGAACTTCAACAAACCCTGCATCCAATGCGGAACCCTCTCACCTGCAGCAACGTGCAGGGAATGCCACCTCAAGAAGGAGCAAGCCCGAAATAAAATCCGTGACAACGACCCAGCAAGAAAACACAAGAAGGCCACCCTATACAAC